TTCGCTGTTCTTGGCACGCCAGTTCCGCAAGGGTCCATGCGTGCCTTCAAGAGCAGGGTGATTGCTAACAACGCAGAAGCTCTTGCTAGTTGGCGTAGTGACGTTGCGGCTGCCGCTCATCGTCACAAGCCTGAAGGGTGGGACATTGATGCTGCAGTCTTATTGCAGTGTGAGTTTGTTTTCAAGCGTCCTTTGTCCCATTACGGCACAGGCAAAAACGCTGGCAAACTCAAAGCCTCTGCGCCAATTCACCACGTCAAAACCCCCGATTTGGACAAAATCGTGCGGAGCGTTTCCGATTCCATAGGCGATGCCGTGGCCTCTGTCTTGCTGCGCAATGACAGTCAAATCGTCTCTATCCACGCAACCAAGAGGTATCAAACAGATGACTTCCTCGGAGCCATCATTACTGTCACAGCCCTTTCCTAATCTCGGCAATGTCATTACGACAGACGACGTAAGCCAAAAGGGAACGGGCAAATATACGGCGGACTACGTTAATTGGTGCCGTGTTGCTCACCTGCTTCAGGACAATGCTCCAGGCTGGCAGTTTCACCTGCATTTTGAACCAGCTCTCGGCAGTCACGTTTGGAAAGCACCGAACGGCACTGGTTACGTCGTCGGTTACTTCACCGGACCAAATGGTGAGCGCACGCCTGACTTTCCTCAGGCTGTCATGGACTTCAAAAACAATCCTGTCCCCTACGAAAAGATCACGGCGCGGGATGTCACAGACACCCACAGAAGGGCATTAGCTGCCTGCGCTGCCTTTACGTTTGGGCTGGCTTGGCAGTTGTGGGCTCGCGAAGAGGTCGAAGACCCGATGCGTCCTGAAGAGTCGAAGCCTGTAACTAAAACCAAGCCTGCTGCTGCACCTGCTGTTGCTGGTGTGTCAAAAGAGGATCAGCCCCTGTCAGACGACGAGCGGAATTTCTTGCTCAGGTGGATTACTGATATGCCAGCTGCAAACCGTGAGGCGTTTTGCGATGCCTTCCGGTCTGAGTTCAAACTGGCAGCCAAGGCTAAAATTGCCCCAGCAATCACTAGCAAAAAGCACGAGGCTTGGATTCAAGCCGTAATGAATGAGTATGCCTGATGAAATTCCGACGCCTTCCAAAAGAAAGTCTCAGTCAAAAATTGACGAGGACCGCAGGCATCGTCACTTTCAAGTTCGGCTGGACAGTCAGCTAGCCGGGTATTTGCAGCACTATGCGGACAAACGCCATCAAGGCGTCATCAACGCTGCGCTGCAAACAATCGTCCTCAAGTTCTTCAACGCAAAGTAATGCTCAACATGACTGCACACGGCAACCTTGGCCGTGACCCTGAACTCAAAGAAGTCGGCAGCTCACAGGTTGCAAGCTTCAGCATCGCTGCACGCACTGGCAAAGATCAAACCACTTGGATCGACTGCTCTGTGTGGGGCAAGCGAGCTGAAACCGTGATGAGCTACCTGCACAAAGGTGACCGCGTGACCGTTGTTGGTTCAGGCAGGATTCGCACCTTTGACAAGAAAGACGGCTCTGAAGGCAAGAGCCTTGAACTCAACGTTTCGGACTTCACTCTGCCTGCAAAATCCACCGCTGACTTTTAAGCTGAATGTTGAACGAGGAACGAGGAGCGCCCCGCGCTCCTTTTTTTATGTCGAAGCCAACCATCGAGCAGGTTGAAAAAGACGGCATAACGCTTTGGGAAGTCACCCAAGGGGGAACAGTTCGCTACTTCGCGCACGACTGGAAGGCACGTTGGTATTACGAGTCATGCGTGCGGTACTACCGCACCAAGGTTCTTGGCAAAGGTTCCTAGTCCCAAGTAGCAATCTTGGCGTCAAGCTCTCCGATTCGACCTACAGCTTGGCTCAAGAGGCGTGATTGGTGCCAAGACTGTCGCACCAGTGAAACGCAAAGGGTCTTCAATACTTCTTCGTCGTTGCAGTTAGTGACTTCCCTGACACTGCGTTCAAGCTCAAAGGCTTCTTCAGTCGTCGGGACTACCTGCATCCAGTCTGCCCAGCCCATCGGATTGTTGCAGAACCTTTCGTTCTGAATAGTAAGCACCGTTTTTGGGCATGTCCATTGGCTATCAGTCGCGGATAAAAATCATCCAACCTGTATTTGGGCCATCAACCATCCATCTGTAATTGAATTCAGATTGACGGACACGGACAGACTTGCCAGACCTTGATTTATCATGGCCACCCTTTTCCATGAGCGGATAGCCCATTGGGTCGTGCATGACGTAATACTGATCCCCTACAGGGCTGTGCTTGCCTTGGAAACCTGTAATTACGGACCAATGGCCGCAAGCAGGACCACCACACATTGCTGGTTCACCTCGCGTTAAATCGCCTTTGTCATACCACCCAACCAAAACAGCAGAGCCCCGCGAGATGGCCTCTTCGATCATTTGTGGATTGCCCTTTTGAGTGAACACAGCATCCAAGCCCAAGGATTTAAGCGTTTGGAGCTGGGCATCGACACTTGTGGTGTCCCCGTATTGGGCCAAGTGGTAGATGTACTCGTTATCACTACTGACCAAACCGGCGCTGGCTGCGAGCATGGCGGCAGAGCTGGCAAAGCACTCGCGCCAACCTTCATAGCCGTTGTCGAGTTGCTGGAAGTAGGGAACAAAGACTTCCTGGTCAATGCCTGCAGCCCGCCACGCCTCAAACCACTCGCTGTCTTCCTGCAGAAGTTCAGCAGGCATGGCTTCCTGTAAGGCTGCAACGCCAGCCAAGTGATAGGGCGAGTCATCGCGGAAGTGCTGGAAAAAAGGCAGCAGGCTCAGCACACCTAAAAAACCAAGAGCTTTACTTTTCAACACGGGTATCAGGCAACAGCAAATCCTTGACATGCTTGACGGCCAAGTCGTCTAAGTCGTTGTCAGTTCTAGCGACGATCTTCTCCAGCATCGCCACAATCAACTCTCGGAATGAGCGTGAGCGCCACATGGTCATAACCAAGGGCTTGAGAACTAGAAGCATTGGATTGACCTAGTTACCCTTAAAGGGTAGCTCTGTTGTCCCATGGCAGAAACTCAGCAGACCAAAACTGAGGAACAAGAAGATCACAGCAATGGATGGCTAGGCGATTTTGTACGCCTGACCATCATGATCTGGGCAATGGGTGTGATCACCGCCAACTACCTGGGCATGTTCAAACAGTCGATTGATGTGACTTTCAGCGCAAGCTTGCTGAGTTCAACGGCTGCAAGCTATGGCCTGTCGGTAGGCCGCAACGGTCAAAAGAAAAAAGAAGAGAAGAGCGTTATCGTTGATAACAAGGACACCAAAGCTGGCATCAAATGACCCGCGCACTTTTGGTATTGGGCATCACCTTGGCAGCTGCTTTGCCTGCTCGTGCTGATTTAACGCACAAAATCCAAAGCTCAGTACAACTGGAGGTTGGCGGTGCTTCTACTCGAGCTATCCGCGTCGGCAACAGCTACAGCATCAGCGGCTCTGGGGTTTCAACTACCGACGGAAACACTGCTGGTGTTGTTGGCGGTTTGGGTGCTCACACTAATGGCGTTGGTGCGCTGACCACCGTTACCGCTTCACAAGCAACCAGCGGAAGCGCATTCAGTTTTGCCAACAGTTACACCGTTGGTGACACCATCCCAACCTCCGCTCCAACAGTCGGTGAGGTTCCTGCTTTTGGCGATGTCACCTCAACTGCTGGTGGAACGGCTGGCAGCTTGGCTGGCACTATCACCACAGCCGGTGCAATTACGGTGACGGCTGGAAATTCAAATACCAGTGCAATCGGTCAAGTCATCAGTGAGCTGACAACACGGTGAAACGGCTGATCATTCTGTTGCTGCTGCCATCATCAGCAATGGCCGTTCCAGTCGTACCCAACTTCAGCCAGGGCATCGTGTCGTCGCACACTGAGTCCAAAACGATTGTCAAAGAGTCGATCGTCTCGGAGTCCTATCGCAGCGGCTTTGAATACACCGTTAGCGGTTCGGGCGTCGAACCAACAAGCGGAATCGTTAGCCCATCAATCAGCGGCAACAAGATCAACCTCTCCAGTCGTTCCAGCTGGAAACAAACCGTTCCAGGCGCTGCATTCCAGTTCGTTGAAACGTTGAACACGCCTGGTTTGATCGAGAAAGTCATAATCGACCGCGAGACTATCACCGAAACAGTCATCGACTCCACC